GCACTCCACACACACGGGCGCACCATCCCAGAGCACAGCGATCTCCGCCACCGCCACGATGTGCCTGCCCGGCTCGCAGGCGAAGCGGTCACCAGAGCGCAGAATGCCGCACGCCCGAAGCATCTCCCGGGCGTGGTCGTCAGAGGTGAAGCGGTAGATCGGGCGGGTGGAATCGAACCGGTGATCGCCGCGGGTGTCGGGACGATCGAGCGCGAAGTCAGGGTTCGTCTCGCCGCAGTGGACGCAGGTCTCCAGCGGCCCCCACTGGTGGGATCCGCAGAGCGTCTTCGTCCAGTACCCGGCGGCGTAGCCCGGAAGTTTGAAGCAGACGTTCCAGTGACCAGCGGCGGTGGTTCGTACGTACAGGGGGGTCGGGATCATCGGGAGGTCTCCTCTCAGAGAGAACGGGGGAGGTGCTGACACCAACTTCATCGGCAGTATTCGTCAGCGCTTGAGTACAAATCCTGCCAGGGGAGGGAGGGGAAATCAAATCTTCAGCGATTCTGGTCAGCGTATGCCCCGAAGTGTCCGGAATCGCATGGTTTGTGCGCCTGGCACAGCTGTGTCCGGTATGTACGAGCTCGACAGCCCACAAACCGCTGAATACAAGGGGATTCATGCAAGCTCGGCGTCCTCGCACCCCCCCTGACCTGCGGAGACGACATAAGACGAATTATGGGCGCCGACCTCGACCACCCCCGGCGTCGACCCCGATTGACCCGGGTCTGCCCTAGGCCGGCGGGCGCGGGGTGGAAGTTCGTCCCTCTCCCCTACTGTCCGGGACTGTCCAGAAGACCGGGACTGTCCAATAGACTCCGGAGATGGCCGACGCCTCCTCCCCCGGCAACGGAGATGGCGTCACCCCCCGCTACCACAAGCTCCCCCCCGAGAAGCGCGAGGCCTACGTCCGCCTCCGGCGGAGGGGGGCCAACAAGTCCCAGGCCGCCCGGGAGGCCAGGATCAGCCGTCAGGCCGCCTACGACCTGGAGGCCCGCCTCCCCCCCGGCTGGCTCAGCGGCCGGACCCAGACCGGCTCGCTCCGGGCCCGGGTCCTGGCCGAGGACGAGGTTCCCGCCCCCGTCCCCCTCCACGCCCTCACGGCCACGGCGGCAAGGGCGCTGGAGGACTTCGGGTTCTTCCGGCGCCACTACCTGGGCCGGGCCCGCTCCCCCTGGCAGGAGGACGCCGCCGGGCGGATGCTGGGTTACCTGGAGTCGCCGCACCGGGAGTACGTGGTGTGCAACGCACCGCCGGGGCCGGGGAAGTCGACGCTGTTCACCCACGACCTGCCCGTGTGGCTCATCGTGCGCAACCGGCGCATCCGGATCATGGTGGGGTCGCGCAACTGGCAGCTGGCGGCCAAGTACGCCGGGCGGATCCGGCGCACGCTGGAGCGGCGCTCCCTGGCCGTGCCCCCCGACGACCAGTTGGCCCGGGGGCTGGCTGTGGTCCCCGAGGGCATCCTGGTGGAGGACTTCGGCCGCTTCGCCCCCGCCCGCCGTGGCGACGAGGTGTGGGCCCGGGGGGCGTTCGTGGTCCTCCAGGAGGGGGAGGAGACCATCTCCGACAAGGAGATGACGGTGGAGGCCTTCGGCTTCGACACCACCTTCCTAGGAGGGCGCTACGACCTGGTGGTGTGGGACGACCTGGTGGAGACGCGCACGGCCCGGTCGACCGAGGCCCGGGCCAAGCTGGCCGAGGACTACGAGAACGAGGCCGAGACCCGCCTCGACCCCGGGGGGCTGCTCGTCCTCCAGGGCCAGCGGATCTCGAGCCACGACCTGTACCGCCACTCCCTCGACCAGCGGGTGCCGGTGTGGTGGGACGACCCCGACGCCGCCGCCCTGCTGGAGCGGGGGGTGGACCGGCCCGCCGCCTCCGCCCCCGCCGGTCCCGACCGGCTCGCCCCCGCCAACCCGTGGGAGAGCGACGCCCTGGTCACGCTCGACCGGGACACCACAGTCGAGCTGCGCAGCGGCCGGCGCGTCCGGACGGGCTCCGCCGCCGCCGAGGAAGAGATCGCCGGCTACCGGGCCCGCTACCACCACATCGTCTACCCCGCCCACTTCGAGGACCGCTGCACCGGCCAGCACCGCACCACCGACCCGCCCGCTCTCGACCCCGACCGGCCCGGGGGCTGCCTGCTCGACCCCCGGCGCCTGCCGTGGCGGGAGCTGTTGGGCCACATGGCCCAGAACCCGCTCAAGTACCGGGTCCTCTACCAGCAGGAGGACACCGACGAGGCCAACGTGCTGGTGCGCAGGGTGTGGGTGGACGGGGGCCGGGACCCCGAGACGGGCGAGTCCTTCCCCGGCTGCGTGGACCCCGAGCGCCAGGCCCTGCCCGACCTCGCCCACCTGTCCGCCACCCCCCGCCACCTGTGGTGGCCCCCCGACGCCCCCGCCGCCGTGCGGTCGTTCCTCACCCTCGACCCCTCCCCCTCCAGGTACTGGGCCCTCCAGCACTGGCTCTACGACCCCGAGACGTCCCGGTTCTGGCTCCTCGACGCTCTGCGCCGGCCCATGACCGCCTCCGAACTGCTGGACTGGAACAACGCCACCCAGGCCTTCACCGGTGTGCTCGAGGAGTGGTGGGCCCGCTCCGTGGCCGCCGGGGCCCGGGTCACCCACCTCATCCCCGAGGTCAACGTGGGCCAGAAATGGCTGCTGCAGTACAACCACGCCCGGGCCTGGACCCAGCAGCGCTCGGTCACCGTCGTTCCCCACACCACCGGGGTCAACAAGGCCGACATCGACCGGGGGGTGGAGTCCACCCAGGGCCACTGGATCCACGGCCGGGTGCGCCTCCCCTACCACCCCACCCGGGGCAAGCCCACCGCCGACCTGCTGGTCAACGAAGCCCTCCACTGGCCCGAGGGGATGACCGACGACCAGGTCATGGCGTGGTGGTTCGCCGCCCTGCGCTCCTCGGCTCTGTTCCCCGCCCGCCCGCCCCAGCCGGTGCTGCTGCGCCGGCCCACGTGGCTGCGCCCGCCCGAGCCCGAGCGCAACCCCATCTTCGCGAGGAGCAACTAGATGAAGTCGACCGAGGACATCCTCTCCTTGTACTGGGCGCGCCGGCGGGCGCTCGATCCCCGGCTGGGCAAGATGCTCGAGCTCCAGACTGCCTACCAGGGGGACATGACCGTGCCCCTGCCCGAGATGGGCACGGCCGAGAAGCCGCTGGTGGCCAACCTCATCGCCTCGGGGCTGGACCAGTACGCCATGCGCATCGCCTCCACCATGCCCGACGTGTTCTGCCCGCCCACCCGCCAGGGCGACTTCGACGTCCACACCCGCCGGGCCCAGGCCCGGCGCGACGCCATCAAGGGCTGGTGGGCCATGAACCGGCTCCACCTGCTCATGCGCAAGCGGGCCCGCTACCTCATCGGCTACGCCACCGCCCCCGTGGTCATCCGCCCCCGCCCTCCCGCCGCCGCCCGGCGCATGCGCGACATCCCCTACTGGCAATTGCGCGACCCCCTCACCGCCCTGCCCCCGCCCGGCGACGAGCTCGACCCGGCCGACTGCATCTTCACGTTCAAGAAGACCTACCGCTGGCTCAAGGACAACTACCCCCTCACCGCGCAGCGCATCGAGCGGCCCACCGAGTGCTCGCCCGACCAGTCCTTCGAGATCGTCGAGTACATGGACGACGAGTGCCTGGCCCTCATCTGCCTGGGCGCCTCCCCCGACCGCTACTCGCCCACGGGCGAGAACCCCCACGCCTACTCCGCCGCCGGCACCTCCCGCTACAACACCAGGGGCTCGTCGCCCTTCGAGCTCATCGAGTACACCCCCAACCCCACCGGGATCTGCCCCGCCGTGGTCCCCGGGCGCATCTGCCTGGGCGAGCCCCAGGGCCAGTTCGACGGGCTGCTGGGCCTGTACTGGTGGCAGGCCAAGCTCATGGCGCTCGGCGGCATCGCCGCCGAGCGGGACATCTTCCCCGAGGAGTGGGCCGTGTCCCGGCCCAACGAGAACGTGCAGATCATCGTGGCCGCCGACGGGCCCCAGGGGGTCATCGGTGAGATCCAGGGCGGCGACATCAAGTCCACCCACGCCCCGCCCGGCCAGGCCACCATGCTCATGATCGACCGCACCGAGCGGGCCATGCGGGTGGGCGGGGCCGTGCCCGCCGAGTTCGGCGGCGAGTCGGCCACCAACATCCGCACCGCCCGCCGTGGTGCCGAGGTGCTCTCCTCCGCCGTGGACTTCCCCATCCAGGAGTCCCAGGAGCTCCTGGCCGCCGCCCTCCAGGAGGAGAACGTCCGCGCCATCGCCACCGTCAAGGCCCACTACCGGGGCACCAAGAGCTTCTACTTCTCCTGGAACGGCCGCGGCACCCGGGCCGAGTACGACCCCGCCGAGACCTTCGACTCCGACGAGAACGTCGTCACCTACTCCATGCCCGGCTCCGACGTCAACGAGCTCATCATCGGCGTGGGCCAGCGGGTGGGCATGGAGACCATGTCCAAGTACCGGGGCATGGAGCTCGACCCTCTCATCGACGATCCCGAGCGGGAGAACGGCCGCATCATCGTGGAGGGCCTGCGCCGGGCCCTGCTCCAGGGGCTCCAGACCCTGGCCTCCCAGCCCGGCGGCATTCCCCCCACCGACCTCGCCGCCATCATCAAGAAGGTCAACGGCGGCAAGATGCTGGAGGTGGCCATCGAGGAGGTCCAGCGCGAGGCGCAGCGCCGCCAGGCGTCCCAGGGTCCGCCCGGCACCCCCGAGGGCCCCGTCGATCCCAACTCGCCCGAGGCCCAGCCCGGCATC